CCGACGGGGAAGCAAGTTATAGAGGTTGGGAGCGGTCCCCAAGACTACCGCAAGGTTTCCCTTACGGAGCCCCGTAATGTTCTAACCACCAAGACGGATGTCAAGCATCTCCACCTCATGCCTAACTCGTGATTCCGCACCTACAGCAGCCCGTAATATCGTACTGGTGTTAAACCGCTGTAACGTTACCAACGATCCCCAATAGAGCTTCACCACCCTATCAAATACCTCACTCACCTGGAGTTCTGAAGTTCCTAGAACAACAGGCAGCTTGAAGGGTAACTTACCTCGAAGCCAATCAATCCAAACACGCCGTCCTCCGCGTTGCATTATCCGTTTACTCCATACCCTCCAATTCACATCTACCCAGGTATTCTGAATCCAATTCCACTTCTTTTCTCTAATTGCCGCGTCCAATACCACGTCACCTAAAGAGGTTCGAAAACTACTCGGTGCTCGCAACGGCATGTTTGACAAACCTCCACGGTAGCCACCAAACCAAGCTTTAACATCATCAACCTCCGTCAACTCCGCCGGTATCACCTCACGCTTAGCCTCCGACAAATCCAACACACTCGATAACCATTCCTGGTAGTCATTGTCTGTCAAAAAATCGACCCCAGCTTCGGCGAGCTTCTCTTTTTCCACCCGTAAACCACGCACTCCTGACGTCTCAACACGAGCGTTAAAAACCACCTGACCATCACTAAACGCTAATCCACCCGAAGGCCCTTCGATAACACCTAAACCACCGCGACTCGCCGGAGTACCCAGCACTCTCAATACTTCATTACGCGATCTACCTGACCCTCCAATCAAATCGCGGACCATATGCGCCATGACCGCATCTTTGTTGCACCCACGGCCCAATACCACATTCCAACCACGGACTGTCTCACCCATGCGACCGATCCCCGCAGGAGGATCACGCGATACTGGGTTACGCCAAAGGAGTGATAAGACTCCACGTGCCGGGTATCCCGCAACAAGTCCGTCCTCTGCAACTTGTCGCAAGAACTCATCTCTGTCATTCGCCACAAAATATTTACTGGGATTAACCTCAAAACCCATCAAAGCATAAGCTTCAGCCAATGCAGCCGCACTGCCCCAGTCAGCTACTTCAATCTGGTCGTCATCCCCCTGAGCAACCCAATCCAACAAACGCACCTTACCTCCTAGCTTTTCTATCAACGAAGTAGCGGCAAAAAGTTCACCTGCATTAAACACTGTATCCATCAGTGCAGTCCACCGCCATCCTGACATAATCCCTTTAGTCACCCTCAGAGTCCGCCGATCCTTCCCATCTCCGACGATGAGAACTGGATCCAAATCCAACAGTGCTCGCTCAACTTGACCAACGACATCAAGCAAATCAGCTTTCAGTCGCAAAGAAGCGTACACACCAATAATCTTCCGCAAGACAACAAAGAAACGCCTGATCATACGGGCGTTCTGTTGCCAATCAAAATGGGACTGATCCAGGGGAATAAACACGGAACGACGCCTACCCACTGCTTCAGACATCCTATTCCACATGCCCAACGTTTGTTGCTTTGTAAAAAACAGGGTACTTCTAGGATGCTTCCTCAAAGCCCGTTCGAGCCATGCAGAGACGTATGCCATCCGCAAATAAGTGTAATCGTCACTGTTAACCACCGCGCGAACCTTCCCGGATTCACGCTTCTGAATCGCCTTGTTCACACTTTGTGGATGAACCTTCCCTTTCAAGATGTCCACTACGTGCGATGGGTCCCACACCAAGGCTGTCCTCCATTTTGTTTTCTTTGCTTTGTACCGTTTACCCCCACTGGTGTAAAAAACAGGCTCCTTCACACCTGTACTCCCCGAACTGGCCCACAGACCAGGACTGTCGGCAAACTCACGTATCGTTGGAGCTTGATCATTCGCATCCGCCCAAGAGGGCCCATCAGACAAGAAACGCCACATTCCTTCCTCTAAATCTGCCAAAAAAGAATCCTCCGACCAAGAACCGCCACTGTCGATTGAAAAATGTTCCACATCCCCCGTGGCCCATTCCTTCAATTCCTCGAAAAAATCAGAAACCTGTCGCTGAGGTAGATATCCTCCCAAGGTCTCCAAATTCACCAAGTACTTCCAGTGAGGAAACAGCAACTTGCCATGTTTCTTGGCCACACCAGACAACCCTTTCAACGCTTTTGCCAACGCCGCTGGACTTCTAAAACGCCAAAGAGATACGGTATCAAACAAAGAATGTACTTCACGCTGTACGAGCGGAGGAAGCAAAGACCAATATAAACCCAAACCACGTCCCCAACGCTCACCAAAACGTTTGAAACGCTGTGGGATGCGAAACGTTCTACCGTAACGCAGCCTCGCTTTTTCCTCATCACTAAGTGGGTCACCAAATGCAAAAGGTTCGTCCAAACCCACTTCCTTGGACGCCCCTCTCCGTGTTTCACGAATCCAGTCGGAAAAATCTCGCGTAGCAGCACTCAGGGAAGGGAGAACTTCACTCAGCTCTCGCGCCCCAGGATACGCCCCACGCACAATTTGACTTTCTGGAATATTGTGTCTGATCAAGCCCACGGCAGCCCGAACAGATTTGAAAATCGACACGGCTTCCCTCCGTTTAGCCAAGAAATAGGTCTTCTAAGGCTTTGCGGGCAGGCTGACCGACAAAATCGTTCTTCTCAGTGGTGACAAACAGGTTACCCGAGGTACGCCAAAACACAGCACGCTGAGGTGGTTCACCATTTCGCATCCGACGACCACTCGCAACGTCAAAGAACCATTTGACTTCAACCAATCCGCGTTCGTTCTGCACCCCAGCTGCGGGCACAATGCATTCCATAGGGACAAGTTTAGGAGGCAAGAAACGCATGAAAACATCCTGAATGGCGATAGGTTCAAAGACATACTTTCCGAGCTGATCAGGGTACGAACGAGTAACTGTGAGGTTGGCATGGTACCCGTGCTGTGACGAAAGTGTAGGGTATTGCATGTGACAAAGGGTCGCAGCTCCGAAGACAGGATTGGTGCCACCGGGCAATAGGTACGCTCCCCAAATCGGTTGACTGAAGAAGTTGCCCATAGCAGTCGCGAGATTGTGAATATCCTCAGGAAGTCGAGCCTTCGAAAGCTCCTTGAGCGGCATCTCCTCGACAATGTAGCCGTTGTAGTTCCTGGTGTGGATGAAGGAAGCTTTCATCGGGATGGGCTTCTGAGCTTCAGCTGTCGGTAACGGATCAAATTCATGGAAGAAGCCCAAACCTTCCAAGGCGGTCGTCCGGGACATGGGTGTGGCAAAACTTGATTGTGTGTGACGCCCAATGCGCAAATTGTCGCGGTGTCGAGGTCGGTAGGTTGGTTCAAGTTGAAGAATGTCCTGAGCAATCGGCGGAATCAAGCCTGAAACGGCACGGAAAAACATCATCATGTGATCACGATACAATGGGTCACGAACACCAACATTGACGCCACCTCCAATGAACCAATGCTCCAGCCGGGTGATGGAAAGGCGTTCAGCGATGAGATCAGCAGCACGAGCCAAAATGTTGTTGTTTCGAACATCCCGAGTGACACGTTCAGCAAGCGTGAGCCGTGGAACGGCAAAGGGTTCAGCCAAGACCATCATGCGAGCGGCCAACAAGCAAGAGACAACCGGATCAAATGAGGGAAGAGAGTATGTTGGAGGCATCTGTGAGGCGTAAATCCAACGGTTGCGGACATTTCCACCAACTTGCAAAGTTTCATGAGAACACAACAAGCCAGTAGCCGTCCCAAAACATTCGCCCCAGCGGCGTTGTTCAAGGGCTGAAGGGTTGAAGTTGTAATTACTTGGCTGATCACCAGTAGCAGCACCAACTCGCGGGTAATCCCAATTGTTGTTGGTGGTTTCGGAATGATGGATCTGGGAATGCCAAAGACCGGCGATGTCGGAAATAACAAAAGAGGCAGCTTCGTAATCCGCCTCATTGCCGAAAAGTTTAGACCACCAGTCGATTGCAGAATTCAGTGCTTGGTCAGAGTTGATGGGAGAGAAGGCACCGGCGGGATCAACCTCGCCCAAGTTAGAAGCAAAACGAGTCAAATCAGGCAAAATGTTCACATCAGCCCCACCACCAGTGATATCGTTTGCAGGACGGCGCAACGCGATGGTTGGCAACAACAAGTCATTAGCTGTAGCATTGTCAACGCCATCAACCAAGACATAAATCACACGCGTGGGTCCGGGGATGTGGAGGGTAGAAGGGGCACGTTGCCCAGACGCAACATCTTCATTGCCAACGAAATCATGAGCACGGTAAACGTTCACCGCCGTGTGGTCAAAATACGCACCCCAAAATGGAGCTTCCAAAAACGAGAGCGTCCAAGGAATCAAGGCATCAGGATTTCCCAACATCTCGTTGCGAATCGGGACGAGTGCGGTACCCGTACCCCACTGAGACTCCTCATATCCAACATCTGCAACAACACGCCCAACCATGACATCAACCAAGCGAGCCAAAGAAGTCACGCGAGCTTGGATTGCGGCAACGGCAGCAGGAATAAATGGGAAAGGAATGGTGGCATCACTCGGGGCATTGGCTCCAGTCTCGAACGCTAACGATTGGTTGGCGATGAACGAGTCAAGAGGATGATGCAAAGTGTGGCTCCAGTGCGCCATCTGAAACAAACGCAGTAAAGGGATAGCATGGGAAGTGCCCACACCAAGTGCCCGACCGGGGAAAGTAGCTGCAGCCAGGTTGAGGTGAAGCCCACCATCAAGGAGATTCAAACGAATTCGAAGGTGTTGCGACACAGAGCCAGGGTCAGCGCCTTCCAAAACACTGTTGGCAGATTCAAACATGGGTGTCAAACGGACCAAAGGACCTTTTTTGCTCTTGGTGATGACGCTAAAACCGACTTTCTGCAAATCGTTGTGGCCACCGGCAAAGTCTGGAAGAATCATCGGAACAGTGGTGTGACCGGTTTTTGCAACAAAGGAAGCATGGTCATTGTCGATGCTCCCCGCATAAGTGTAAGCGTCAAAAGCATCGCCAAGTGCCTCAATCGAAACACCGAGTGGTCCATTGTCGGAAATGTGGGCGGATCGACCCTTCATGGCAGCAATTGCGGTATCAATGATGGGTTGCCAGGGTTTGGTAGAAGGTAAAGGACGTGCCTGAGTGTATTGTTCCGTCTTTTCCTCAAGAGGTCCTGCGCCTTGGTCATCACGCGTTGCCTCTTCCGCCGCGATGTGCATTTCCTTCTCTTCAGTGTTGCCGTTGGTAGCGTGCATCATTTTGTTCCAACCAGCGGCCCGAGCAGCATCGGCACCGTGATTTTCACCGTTGCCGTTCGCAGCATGCATCAACTTGTTCCAAACTCGAGCTAACATTTTTCCATGTTCAGAGCTTGACGAAAAATCACAGGCACGGAGTTCAGGGTGAACAAAGACACGAAGAACATCAGTTCCATCGACAGTGGTGAAAAGAGAATTGCGACCTCGAGCTCCAAATCGAGTCAGACGTTGTCCGTTCGAGCCACGACAATACTGGTCCATCTTCGCACAAACGACGGAAAGGCGACCAGCAAGCATTTGGCCTGGATTCCCCAAGTCATAGTATGGATGCTGTGTATCGACACAACCAGCCGGGTCCTTCACCTCCACGCCGACAGAGGCTCGTCGGATACGCTCATACGTGGTACGTGAAACGGAAATGGTGTCGGGAAAAACTCCAACAGTGTAGCAAACCTTGAAGTTGTTGAGGTACTGAGCAAATTTTTCGTCAAAGCACTCGATGGTTTCGGGCACCATCAACCGGCAAATATTCCAAAGCGCGTCGGCCGCAGCTTCATATTCAACAAGTTGGTCGAGCGGGTAGTCTCGTGGCAAAGGTTCAAATGCGTAAGTATCGTCGTAAGGTTCCTGTTCGAGGTATTCGTTCAACTGGACCAAATCGGGCAGAGTCAAGTTGTAGATGTCACGTCGCAAACCGCCTGAACTTGTAGTCTCGATCACGGTCAAACGGACGACCTGCAAACTTTGCGGCATCACAGGAGGTTCCTCAGAGTCAAAAGGGACAATGTTGCGTTCACTATCTGGAAGAAAAAGCGAATCATCAGCTTCAAGCCTTTTCCGACGCACACGCAAACGTTCCAGCAGACGGGATTGAAGTGTGACAGCGGAGTCGGGATTCGCTGTCGATGCGATGCGGCGGGCAGACAGTTCGTCAAGCGATGTGGCTCCAGGAACTGGGATAACAGGTGTCGTGAAAGGGACGTCACCCGTTGAACTGGAAGATTGTTCCTCTGCAATGGCTCCAGCCACCACAGCAGGGGATCCGATTCTTAACAAAGCAGGAGGAGAATCGGAGAAGACCTTGTTGTCGTCCGGAGGATCTTGGCGAAAGCCGTTTGCCAGTCGGGACGATGTGCGCACATCTGAGGCAGCCGAAGCATGCAACTCGTCAGGGGATGGCGCAATTGTGGCATTGAATTGGTTGCTCATGTAATCCCGCAACCGATCACCATCATCGCCGGCCACGGCGAGGGGATCAAAGGTAGTTTGTTCTGGGGTTGTTTTTTGTGAATGTGCAGCGAGCTAGAATTGCTTCTATGGCGCGATATTGCTCGTGATCCATTGCTCAAAGGAACCGAATGCGCCGGCCGGGTCAATTTCCTTTCCGCTTCCTGAAAAAGTGTCTAAGGGGGCGAACATTGACCAGTAGCTGAGTTACACTCCTCCGGAATGCAACCCGCTCCCCCTCTCGGAGGCACGCCCATAAACTCCTCACATTCTGTCA